ACACGTAAGGAGTCGTCGGCAGCGTCAGATGTGTATAAGAGACAGGTCATCGATACTGCTACTGGTAAAAAAGTTGCTGAATGTGGAGAAGAACAGGACGCTAAAATGCTTGTAGATCTCCGTCCTGGTGAACTTACTTGTATTAAGAACACCAATCACCTTATGGGTCCTGTAGTGGATATTGAAATGCCTAAAGCACTTCCGACTAATGAAGTTGTTTTTGCTGGTAACTATGAAGGTCCACTCTATGCACCCCACCCAGATCTTTTGAAGCAACAGTACGACAAAGACAAATACTTACCCTATACACAACAAGAACCATTTACCGTTTGATACCATGATTGATTTTCTAAAGTATGCAAAGTTCGTCAATGCAGTCACGTCTGTACAAAGCAAAGAACATGAAGCGTTTATCTATCGTATTCAAGAACTTGAGGGTGAAGGTTTTCACTCCGAGCGACTGCTTACTGCTGCTGTAGGTCTTTGTGCCGAGGCAGGTGAGTTCACCGAGATTATCAAGAAGATTGTATTCCAAGGCAAACCCGTCACTGAGGAGAATCTGTTCCACCTGAAACGTGAGATGGGTGATATCATGTGGTATTTCATGCAGGCATGTATGGCACTGGATGTTTCCCCCGAAGAGATCATCGAGATGAATGTTGACAAACTGAAGTCCCGTTATCCTGGTGGTGAGTTTGATGTTCACTACTCCGAAAACCGCAAGGAGGGAGATCTGTGAGTAAGTTTATCATTTTCACAAAAGAGTCTTGTGGACCTTGTGGTTTGGTAAAAAAGTATTTTAATGCTCTCAAAGATGATCGCACAAAAATCATTGAAGAAGTTTATCTTGATGACTTTGCCGATACCCCCATCCCTCAAGAGAATCTAGATCTTGCCAAGAAGTATAGTGTAACTGCTACTCCTGTCCTCATTATTATTGATGAAGAGGGAGAACTTTTGGAAACCTATACTGGTGGTATGGGAATCACCCAGAACATTCGTAAACTATTTGATAAGTATGGAGTAGAAAAAAATGTCTGAAGAAGTTACTAATCTTACACTTGAAGTAAAACCCATCCAAGCATATTGGATGCTTCAATGTCTCACCGAAGCACAAAAAGGTTACGGTGAAGAGTTTGTTCCTGAACGGATCACTTTGATTCGTGAAGTCATCTCTGACATTGATGAACAACTTAGCAAACTTATGATCGTTGATGAGGAAGAAACCGATGGCACTGTCTGAATCTGTTCAAGAAAGTTTGAATGAGGCAGCAAGTTCTCTGCGTAACGCATTGGCATTTGCTGCTAGGGGTGAACGACCCTTGGTTTGCTCTCAGATTGCCAATCTGATTAAAGAGATTGACCATATCTCATCCACAGATTCTATCTTTGATATGCTAGAAGATCGGAAGCCTGGAAGCAGTGGTAGTTTCGGTCCTTTCTTTGATAACGAATGATGGCTACTATCTGGAACTATACGGTAGCATTCTTTCAAGTTGTCGTGATGGGTTGCATTCAACCTGTGAACTGGGAGTATTGCTATCGTGTAGACCAGTGGTTAATACCAGATATCATTCATGCTTGGGAACTGAAAACTGGTAAGATTGTTCCCTACCAGACTGAAAAAGAATATCTAAATAAGAGGGAAGAATAGTCCCTCTTTTTTATGGCTAGAGTAGTTGCTGATCCTGCGGGTGTATATGGATCGGATCCAGACTATGAGGACTGGCTAAAACAACCATTTGATAAAGCTCTAGTTAAAAATAAGGGAACTGCTTATGAGGGTGCTTTATTTTCAAACTATCGTGATCTTGGAATGACTCCAGTTGGATTCACTCCTGCTGGATCCGATGCTACTGCAGCTGATTTGGAATTGTGGTTGCCAAACTATACTGGACCAAATTCGACAAATGGATGTAAAAGAGCCAAGATAGAAGTAAAGTTGGATTTTAATGTTGATTTTGGTCAAAGTAGTTTAAAGCATGATGGGGGTAGGTGGCAATTGACTGGAGCACAGGATGCTGCCTCTATAGAAATGAGGCGTCTTTTGACTAAAATGAATGTACCTACAGAAGTTGGTAAAGTTTGGAAAGGTCAACCAAACTTGTTTAAGTATAATAATAGTTCTCTAGTTCCTGGTAATGAAAAACAAGCAGATTTACAGAACTATCCAAGTAGTTATCTGTTTGATGACTCTTATCTAAGAACATTTGCTAGTTACTATAAAGAAAAGAGAGTTTATTATATTCAAATTGGTGGTGCTGGATTATATTATTTGGGTGAAGATCCTAATGGATTGAAATATGTTGGGGCAAAAAATATCTTTGGTATCAATGCGTCAATGAAACTTAGGGTCAGAACAAAGGGATCTGCTTCTAAGGGAACTTACAGATTTTCTACTGCTTTACTTATAGATAAATTGCCTAGCATAACTTCTGCCTTACATCTAGACAGACAAAGTGATATGAATATGCTTCATGGGGATGCTATTTGGGCTTGTAATAATGTCCCATCCCTCGTCAACCAAAGAGTTTGACCAGTTAGAAAAGTGTCCTCAGCCTCCCTCCTGCAGAAGAATACGCTGTATAATATGGGTATGAAAAACACCCACCTGGAACACCTGGAAGACGAGATCCTGAACCGTGGCAGTGACGGTGGCAAGGATGTGATCGACCTTCTTCAGTCTGCTGGTGACTACCTTTCTGGTAAGTCCCCTGACATTGGCATCACCACAAAGTGGGACGGTGCTCCTGCTATCGTTTGTGGCACCGATCCTCAGACTGGTAAGTTCTTTGTCGGCACTAAGTCCGTCTTCAACAAGACCAATCCTAAAGCATGTTTTAATGTTTCGGACATTGATCGTTGGTATACTGGAGCTCTAGCAAACAAACTCAAGACATGTCTTGCTTATCTTCCACAACTGAATATCACGGGGATCGTACAAGGTGACTTACTCTACACCGACGATTTGGGAACAGGCAAGATCGGTGGAAATGGAGTTCTTACTTTCACTCCTAATACTATCACTTACACCGTTCCTCTTGGTTCAGTTCTTGCTGAGCAAATTCTTAGGGCAAGGTTGGGTATCGTCTTCCACACGAGGTATGCTGGTCCGTCTATTCAGACGGCTCAGGTTGCTTTTGCTTCGGAGATGTCCGACATCAAGAGCACTGATGATGTATTTGTTGCCAGTGCGAATTTTACTGATGCCTCTGGTGTTGCTAACTTTACTTCTAATCAGGTTCGGAGTTATCGTTCCCTGATCAACCGTGCCTCTGGTTCTCTGAAGCAGGCATCTTCTTTCCTTGATCTTCTCGGTCAGACTGGTGAATCTCGTTTCATCATGGCTGCTATGTTCAAGCAGTTCTTTAACAAGATGATTCGTAAGGGTGAAGCAGTCACCAACACCAAACGTGTTGCTGCTGATTTTGCTTCTTTCTTCTCCGCAAAGATGAACGAAGAGATTCTTTCTAAAAAGTCTGTTGCGGCAAAAGATAAATATCTACAGATGAAAACAGATGGACTCAAGTTCATCGCAGCAAATGAACGTGCTATCTATTTCACGGTAGCATCCTACATCAATATTCGTGCTGCGAAGAAGGTCATTATTGACCAACTGAACAAGGTCCGCACTATCGATACTTACACCAAAACCCGTCGTGGTTACACTCACACTAATCCTGAAGGATATGTGTTCGTAAGTAGTGGTAGTGCTTACAAGTTCGTCGATGACGATTTCCGCCGTGCCAATGTTACTCTTGTGAAGAACTGGGATAAATGAAAAGTTTCTCAAAATTTCTATCAGAATCGATTACTCAAGCTGCCAGGCAAGCCAAGAGGTTAGGACTCAAGGGTGATGGTCATGGTGGTTGGGTTGATCCTAGTGGTAAAGTAGTTGCAAGAACTGTTGAAGGTAAACTAGTTTTCACTAGTGGAAGGAGACCCTCTTCTGGAACAGATCCTGATAAACCAGGAGCAGCAGCAAGGCAAGCACTCCCAGCCGAACCCCCTGTTGGAGATGATGCGGGAGCGCAACAAGCTGCACCAGAAGCCGAACCTGAACAGGAAGTCGAAAAGACAAGAGGAGTAGTCACTCTTGGCTTCGGTCGTTTCAATCCCCCAACTGCTGGACACGCAAAACTCTTAGATACGATTGCTGATACTGCTGATGGTGAGCAGTATTACGTTTATCCCTCCCACTCTCAGGACGCAAAGAAAAATCCTC